ACGTGTTCTCCTATGCGAACGTCAGCCCGCCGGTCTGGGCGGCCTGGACGAGTCTCTTGGTGTTCTTGGCGGTTTCCTCGGTCGCCGTGGCCGTGCGGTCGGCGGCGTTGCCTGCGGCCAATCCCTGGAGCGCAGAGGCGTTGAACGTGCCGCGCACGCCAACCTTGGCCGCCTCGGCCTGGACGAGGTCGCCGATGTCGCCCAGATCGGCCAGGGCGTCGCGGGTCTTCTGGGTGAGATCGTCCGGGCCCTCCAGCGCGCCCGCTTCCTTCTCCTGGCGTTTCTGCTTGGCCGTGTCGATGGCCTCGCGCCATTCCTGTCGCGCCTTGGCCAGATCGGCCTCGTTCTCGGCCATGCGCTCGGCGTATCCGGCGTCGAGCTGGGCGTGCTTGTCCAGGTTCTCCTGTCCGATCCCGGCCAGCGTCGCCTCGTGCAGTTCGCTCGCACGCTGCCGTTCGGCCTCCCGCTCGGCGGCCCGGCGCTTCCGCTCGTCATCGATGCTGGCGATGGCGGCCTGCTTCTGGTCCTCGACCATCTTGTTCTCCGTCTGGAGATCGACCGAGTCGTCGAACAGGCTTCTGATCCAGTTCCATGCCTTCTGCGCCCCGGCCTTGATGTTCTGCCAGGTCTTGGCGAAGAATCCGGTGAACCCCTCCCACAGGCTGGCGAAGAAATCCACGGTCGCCATCCAGCCGACCTCCAGCGCGTGCCACACGATCTCCACTGTGGCCAGCAGGCCGTGCCAGGCGTCGTAGCCGGTCTTGATGAAGAAGTTGCGGAAGTTGAGCCAGACCTTCTCGAGGAAGTTGACGCCGCGCGTCCACTCCATCTTGAGCATCAGCCACAGAATCTTCGCCGCTAGCGAGATGTCGCCCGCCGCCAGCGCGTCGGCGATCCCGCCGAACGATGCCAGAGCGTCCTCCTTCAGGACCTTGAACCGGTCGCCCAGCCAGGCCAGCGCCTTGGCCCCGGCCCCGGTCACATAGAGGATCGCCGCGCCCAGCGCGACCACGGCCGCGATGACCAGGCCGACCGGCGAGGCCAGGAACGCGATCACCGCCGCCAGGACTTTCAGCACGACCATGACAGCCGTGACGATTGTGGCGAGGACACCGAATGCAGTCCCCAGCCCGGAAATGATCGTGCCGAGGACCGTCAGGCCGATTCCGACCGCCACGACCACGGCGGCGACCTTGAGCGCGCTGACGATGAAGCCCTGGTTCTCCCTCACCCACTCGGTGACCGTCTTCGCCGCTCGCACGATCCTTTCCGACAGGTCTTTGAGCGTCGGTGCCAAGGCCGCGCCGACGGCAAAGGCCGACATTTTCAGAACCTTCCACAGATCAGAGAGCGCGTCTCCGAACACGTCGGCCGCCGCAGCGTCCTCGGTGCTCATGATGAGGCCGAGGTCGCGGGCGTGCTTCTCGTAGGCGTCCAGGGCGGCCGCGCCGCCTTCGAGCATCGGCAGCAGTTCCGTGCCCGAGCGGCCGAAGATCGTCATGGCGAGGGCGGCCTTGCGGCTGGGGTCCTCGATGCGGTCCAGGCGGTCGGCCAGCAGGCGGAACTGCGCTTCGGGCGAGAGTCCTTCCAGGTCCTGTATCGTCAGGCCCAGTTCCGCCAGTGAGTCGGTTGCCGTGCTCAGGCCGCGACCGGCGTCATAGAGGGTCCGTTGCATCCGGCGGATGCCATTCTCGAACGCATCCACGCCCGCGCCGGACTGCTCAGCCGCATAGCTCAAGGCGCTCAGGGCCTCGACAGAGACGCCCGTGCGCTTGGCCATGTCCCACATCCGGCTGCCCATGTCGGCGAACGTCTTGGCCGCAGCCCCCAGGGGTGCCAGGATCGCGGAACCGAGGCCGATGGCCTTCAAGCCAAGACTGCGGATCGAGTCGCCGAACGCCTTCAACTTCTGCTCGGCCTGGCGAAGTCCGCGCACGAGCTTGCTGTCGTCGGCGAACAGCTCGACGAAAGCGCGTCCGGCTCTGATTCCCTGCGCGGTTGCCATCGTTCCTCCTCACAAAAGTCCGTTCCGGTCCACCAGGATCGCCAGCGCGACCAGGGCCGCCACAACCACAAGCACCCCGATGGCGAACGCGGTTGCCACGAGGTTCACTCCTGGCCGTCGTCCGGCAGCGCGTACCAGCCCTCCGGCAAGTCCATCCGGCCCTCTACGGCCTGGCCTTCGGCGTCCTTGACCCAGACCTTGGCGTCCCGGACCGTCTCGCGCAGGCGCACCGGCGTGCCGTGCGGCACGTACACCGTGCGCACGCACCCGGTCAGGAGCACGAAGGGCAGAAGGAACGGGATCAGTCGCATCAAGAACCTCATGGCTTCCCCCAATGCTTGCGAATCCTGTCGCGCAGCCGGTCGCCGGTCTGCTTGTCTGGATCGGCGCTCTCCGCCGTGGGCCGCGATTGCCTCGCGAGCCACGGCAGGAGCGCCTGAATCAGGGCGGTCAGAATGGCGACGAGCCATTTCACCCCGCCGCCTCTTTCGGCTTCGAGAGCCCGCCCCAGCGATCCAGTTCCAGGTGCTTGATCTGGATGCCCTGCTTGATCTGCTCGACCAGATCGGCGGGCGGCTGCCTGCCGTGGTTCGCCTGCGCATAGGCATCCAGAACGAACCGCATCGCCGCGTCCAGTTTCGCCAGACCGGCATTGGGCGTGTCGTCCGGGATCTGCTTCTCGGCCAGCCTGATGCCGGTGATGATGCTCCCCTCGTACTTCTTCCATTTCTCCTGGAACGGGTTGAACCGGCTCGCCAGGAACATGAAGAACCCGATCATCGCCGCCCAGATGACGGCGAAGCCGATGCCCGAGTTGAGAAACTTCCAGATGCCGTTGATGATGGTGCTACTGTCCATGTTCATTTCCTTTCCGGCCCGTGAAGGCCTCTTTCAGCATTGCCAACGATTCCTCGTCCACGATGACCCGCTCCCGCCGGTCCTGACGGGCGTACGGGTCGAAGTCCGCCGGTTTGAATGGCCTCGTCCGCTTTGGGTCCCGGTTGGCGTTGGCGACCAGCGCGCAGAGGATCGACGTGTGCGCCCAGCGCTCGCGCCCCAGTCCCTCGGCCATCCAGAGAAGCTGACGCAGCGTCAGGGGGCATGGGTCGACACCAACGCTTCCGGCGATGCGCCAGATGTCTCCCCAGGGGTCAGGGCACCCCGGATCGTCGCGTCGATGTCGAGCGCGTCGATCCGCGTCTCCACCGCCGCCACGGCCGCCTCGATCAGGGCCATCTGCTTGGCGACCGCCTTGGCCCGGTCGCTGCGGCCGCGCGACCGGAAAAAACCGATCAGCTCTTCGTAGAACGCCTTCTGCGCAGCGAGCAGCGTCTGGCCGTCGAAGCTGGAGCGCACGTCCTCGTCGGTGACCTTGTGCGCCTCGAACTGCCCTTCGAGCATGGCGCAAAGCACCTCGCCCAGGAGCATCTCGTCGGTCCCGAGCCGCGTCAGCAGCGGCGGGTCGCCCGCCTCGGGCTGAAGCAGATCGATGTCCAGCTTCGCCTTGACCCTCATGGCCGTGCCGAGGGTCAGCGCGAGCGTCCAGGTCCGTCCGGCGGCATCTGTGAATGTTTTCATGGTTACACCCAGTTGCGGAACACTGCGAGTTTGGCCGTGACGCTCACCGTGATGGCTTCCTCCAGCGCCTCGTTCCGGCTGAAGGACGTGATGGCGAAGTCGCCGTCCGGCCCCTGGCCGCCCGTCTTGTCCAGAATCTTCAGCGCGACCATGCCCGCCGTGAGGAAGGCGTTCTTGATGGCCGTGAAACCGGCGTCGGTCGGGTCCCACACCATCTCGAACTCGGCGGTGCATTCGCGCAGCGTCGGCGCGGTCGCCCGCCAGCCCGCGTTGGCGCGGGTGGTTACGTCCGCCTCGCCCGCCTCGAGAGTGAGCGTCACGTCCTTGACGTTGCCCATCTCGGTGGCTGCCGAAGCCCCCGCCGCGCCGTAGTACAGCTTGGCGTTCATGCCCAAAGCGAATTCAGTTGCCATGTCTCGTTCTCCTTATCTGACGCTGTCCCGCCACATCGCGGGCAGCTTCGGTTGTTCCTGCGCGAACGCGGGCCCCATGTAGGGCCGCGCCTTGTAAGCCGCCCGCTCGCGCCTGCCCCGGCGCACGAGCGTCGTCTGGCCGCCATACTCCAGGAGCGACGGAGCTTCGCCGCGCCCGCGCCGGTCGAGGTGCGTCGGGCCGATCACCACGCTGCGCTGGCCCGGGTCGTAGCCGAAGAAGATGAACTTCTTCAGCAGCCCCGTGTGCGAACTCGGCGGCGATCCGGGCGGCGCGGGCTTCCGACGATTCCGGATGCTCCCCTTGGCCGTGCGCCGAACGAACGCGCCGAACTTCGAGAGCACCTTCCGCGTCGCGGGGGAGACCTTTGATGTCACCGCCTCGCGGTCGAAGAAGAGTTGCTTGATCTCGAAGCCGATGTTCATCCGACGCTCCTGTAGGTCACGGTCAGCACGCTGGTGAAGGTCCGCTGCTCGGCCAGATGCTCCGGGGCGTAGACCGGGTCGTTCTGCGTCCGCACCCACGCCGCGTGCGGCGCGGCGGCCAGTGGACGCCGCCGCAGGTAGCCCGCGATGGCATCCACCAGGCCGCACAGTCCCGCCACTTCGGTATCGAGGTCTTTGCCGAGTTTCTTCTGCACGCCGATGTCGATCCGGCAGTCGAACTGGCCGACCGACCGCGTGGAGCCGCTGATCTCGACCGCCTTGGGCACCACCGTCACCCTCAACTCCGCCATGTCGGATAGCTCGAACTCCGGCAACACCCGCCGCACGGCGGTGAAGGCCGGGTCGAACGTCCCCGCCGGGGCGGCGTTGAGTTCGGTGGCGACGGCGTCCGCGATGTCGATGATCAGCGCCATCGCTCAGTCCAGGTCCTTGACTACGGCCTCGAGTTCGGTCGTCACCTCGGCGGCCTGGGCGATCTGCCGGTCGATGTTGGCCTCGGCCTGCGCCAGCAGGTCCTTGGCGTTCAGCTTCGCCTTGGCGGCGGGGAGCTGCTTGGTCATGCGCTCCTTGAGGGCGGCGATCTGCTCGGTCACCTGCTGTTTGTCCAGCAGCGACCTGCCGTTGACCACAAGGGCCTTCTTGCCGTCCACGTTCGCGATCTTCAGTTCGGGCTTCATGGGCACTCATCCTTTCCTTGTTACACGGTTCTCAACGCATGCTGCGCGGCGTCATGCACGTCCTCGAGCACGGCCCGCACAGCCGACAACTCATCCCGCACGCTCTCCAGCAGAGGGCGGCCATTCATCCAGTCGTAGAGGTAGCTGTTGAGGTTGTTGTTGATGGTCTGCATCCACGGCTGCCAGGCATTCTGGTCGTAAAGCATGTTGTAGAAACCGCCGTCGACGGCGTAGGTCAGCGACTCCAGCCACGGCTGGTTGCTCCACTGGTTGTACAGGTAGTAGCGCAGGTCGTAGTTCGTCATCTCCATCCAGGGCATGAGGCTCATCTGGCTGTAGAGATCGTTGTGGATGGTCTGCATCCACGGCTGCCCGGAGTTCTGGTTGTAGAGGTGGTAGTAGAAGCCGTCGTTGATGGACCGATCCACGGTCTGGAGCCACGGCTCATTCATCCAGTTCCAGTTATAGAGGTAGCTCTGGAGGTCGTAGCGGATCATCTCCAGCCACGGCATCATGTTCCACTGGCCGTAGAGATCGTTGTGGATGGTCTGCAACCACGGTTGCAGGGCGTTCTGGTCATAGAGGTGGTAGTGGAGCCCGTCGGTGATCGACCGGTCGACGGTCTTCAACCACGGCTCGTTCCCCCACGGCCCGTTGGTGTTGTGGAAGTAGTACTCGTTGTCGTAGCGGATCGTCTCCAGCCACGGCATCATGTTCATCTGGTTGTAAAGGTCGTTGTGGATGGTCTGGAACCAGGGCTGCCAGCGGTTCTGGTCGTAGAGGTTGTAGTAGAAACCGTCGTTGATCGAGCGATCCACGGTCTGGAGCCACGGCTCGTTCATCCAGTTCCAATTGTAGAGGTAGCTCTGCAAGTCGTAGCGGATCATCTCCAGCCACGGCATCATGTTCATCTGGCTGTAGAGGTCGTTGTGGACGGTCTGGAACCACGGCTGCCAGGTGTTCTGGTCATAGAGGTGGTAGTGGAGCCCGTCGGTGATCGACCGGTCGACGGTCTTCAACCACGGCTCGTTCCCCCACGGCCCGTTGATGTTGTGGAAGTAGTACTCGTTGTCGTAGCGGATCGTCTCCAGCCACGGCATCATGCTCATCTGGTTGTAAAGGTCGTTGTGGATGGTCTGGAACCAGGGCTGCCAGCGGTTCTGGTCATAGAGGTTGTAGTAGAAGCCATCGTTGATCGAGCGATCCACGGTCTGGAGCCACGGCTCGTTCATCCAGTTCCAGTTGTAGAGGTAGCTCTGCAAGTCGTAACGGATCATCTCCAGCCACGGCATCATGTTCATCTGGCTGTAGAGGTCGTTGTGAACCGTCTGGAACCACGGCTGCCAGGTGTTCTGGTCATAGAGGTGGTAGTGGAAGCCGTCGTTGATCGAGCGGTCCACCGTCTGGAGCCACGGCTCGCTCATCCAGTTCGTGTTGTAGAGGTAGAAGCCCAGATCCATCTGGAGCATCTGCAAGTAGGGCATCATCCCGATGTCGAAGAGCCCGAGGTTCAGGCGGTCCTGGACATCCGAAAGGGTCATCCCGGCGGGGCCGGTCAGCCCCTGGACGATGCCGTCCACGTCCGTCTGGACAAGGTCGGCATTCACCGTCGAGAAGATTGTTCCGCCGTAGGGCATTACCAGGTCCCTCCGACAACCGTCACCACGTCGCCGGGCGTGCCCTTGATGACGATCTCGTTCAGGTTGACGCTCCAGAAGTCGTGCCACTCGCCGGGCACCCAGGGCACGTCCGACCCGTCGTCGCCCCGGAAGTAGACCGTGCCGCCGTTGGTGGGCAGGCTCGCGAGCGTCACGGAAGCCACCAGCTTGCGATCCGCGAGAGGCTGGTAGTCGGCCGTCACCGCGACCCGTCTCATGATCACATTGTTCATACGCAATCCTCCTTCATCGGACGGCCCAGGCCGTCAGCACCGACGCGAATGCCGTCACCGCCGAGCCGACGATCAGCCAGACCAGCCGGGATTGACGCCTTGCGTCCTGCTCCAGCCGGTCCAGGCGCAGCGAGATGCCGGGCTTGCCGTTGCCCCGGATGGCCTCGTCGAGCCGGTCGAGCTTGACGCGGATTTCCGCGAACTCGCGCTCGCACGCGGCCCGGAATTCGCCACTGATCGTCACTTCGCTCACGGGTCTGCTCCCACGTCCTTGGTGTGGATGCGGTAGCTCTGCCGGTAGGGATCGCTCCACCGCCAACAGCCTTCGCCGCCCAGGTTCATGACCTCGTACCGCCGCCCGTTGGCCGCGATCACATCGCCCGGTTCGGGATCGAACCCCAGCTCTTCGGCCAGGATCAGGAAATCCCAGGCCTGGGCGTCGACCGTCAAGCCCGACTCGTCGGCGACCTCGAACACGGTCCTGCCGTAGGTCGCGTGGACGCTCTTCGCGTCCGGCGATCTGCGGTACTCGACCGGGCTGGAACAGTGCGCGGTGCGCTGCTGTTCCAGCCACTGCGAGCCTTGTTGTAAGAGGTCGCCCATGGTCGGTCTCCGCTACTGGCTCAGGCGCACCCGCACGAGGGCGTCGTCGTCGGAAGCCGCCTTCACGGTCTTGCCGATCTCCTTGTTCGCGCCCGCCTCGCTGTCGGCCTTGGCGAACTGCTCGGCCACGTCCCAGTAGACGCGGGTCCCCGCCGTGATGGCAGTGCCCGCGCCCGACGTCTTTGGGAAATCAAAGATGCCGGTCACGGCCAGCGCCCCGAGCTTTCCGGTCTGGATGTCGAGCTTGGCGACTCCCACGAGTTCGCCCTGCACGACCACGTCGCCTGCACTCACGTTCGCGCCGGGGGTGTAATCCACCGCGTCGCCCGTCTGGATGTACTTCACGCTCATGTCATGTCTCCTTGCGGTTTACGCTTCGCCCTTGAACTTGGTCATGCCCCGGTAGTCCTGCTCGCGC